TAGGAGCGCAGGATGCGGATCCTTGACCTCCTCGCCACCCAGAATCGTGAGGCTGTCCGGGAGCTTTCGCTTCCCGCGGACCAGTCCCTTCTCCGTGGCGTGGTTGTACAGTTCCGACTTGCAGTTGCACGGGCCGCCGTTTGCACAGTACAGCTCGTGGTACAGCGTTGTGACGAAGGGCTTGGCCTTCGCATTGCGCAGGATGTTCACGACCGCAATACTGCCATGGCGCTGGTACCTAAGTCAAGAGAGGTCATATGATTTCGCCCTCTTCGTCCGAGATCTCTTGCTGTACTTCCTCGACAGTTGCTGTCAAATCGCGGCGTTCCGAGAAGTAGACCGAAACTCCGCGCACGCGAACCGTAGAAGAGAAAACACGCAGGTTTGCGTCCGATGGACCGCCGACTTCCTTGGGGTCCTCAACCGACTGTAGCCAATGCTTTAGGCGGTCCCCGCCGAGCGGGTTGTCCATGACCAACCAACCCGCCCGTTCCGGGACCTCGCGTGTCGCTGCCATCAAGCCTTGGAGCTCCACTTGGCTGTCCGAGATACCGAGGATGTCGTACTCGAGTTGATAGACCATCGGAGGGTCGAACACCTCAACAGCATCCTCCGGGCCACGGTACGAGAACTCGTTGTGTGTGAACTCCGGGTCATGCGAGACGCGCGGACCAACGAAGTGCAGGGACGGCACGTCCGCAAGAAGCAGCGTCGTGTACGGAAACTCCGCGTAGTCCGTATGCGTGGAGTGCGAGACGTTCTTGATCACAGCGCGCTTGTACGTGCGCAGCAGTTCTCGCGTCACCGACTCGAACGGCGTCGTGGTTACATCCGGCGGGATGAGACCTGTACGTTGATACGTGTACAGCGGCAGGCTGGTGACTGTCTCCCCGAGGATCGGATTCCCGAACGTGTCGATGTTCGTGATCGTGATCGTCACCGCGAGAAACGTGTCCTGATTTGAGTCGCCGCGATACGCCGGCGGCCAGACACGGAGGAGCGTCGCCGAGACGACTTCGATGAGGGGACACAGTTCCGCATCGAACAACACGTCCACGGACCGCGCCGCATCCGCGGTCACACGGAAGTCGTACGGAACAGGTGTGCCGGTGACCGGCGGGGGGAGGTTGAAATTGGTCCCGACAATCTCGACCAAGTTCCGACCGAGGGCGGGACCACTCGCCGGCGTGATCGATGTGATCGTGGGTACGGCCATCTATTTGCGGCCCACGACGGTGACATCGCTGCTGGACGTTGTAGAAGCAGGCGGCACAGGAACCGTGATGTTCGCGGGCACTGCCGGCGCAACGACGCCCGGATTCGAAAGCGCGCTCGTAGACTCCAGCGAACCTTGAATGTCTCGTGCGAGCTTCTTCATGAAGATCTGCGCGAAACCCAACTGCGGGAACTCCGGGTGTTCGGAAAGCATGGACTTCGCCAACGCTTCGTAAGCCCGCCCCCACACAGGACGCGGTGGGATCATCAAGAGCATGCGCTTACTGCCCTGCGCCTTCCCATCAGGCTCTGGAAGACCTGCTTGCCGAAAGAGCCAATGCAAGTACGCTCGCATCCGCGGCGTGATCTCGATCGACGCACCGGCCACACCGCGTTCGATTATCGCAGCAGCCTTGGTGTAGGGCATACCGCGCGGCGATTTCGAACTCGGGTCTACGGACACGGAGAAACGAAGACCACGGGCCCCACCAGACAGTTCGTGATGAATCGGACCGCCTGCCCGTGCCAAGCCGAACGTGTCGATGAACGGCATGTCTCCGACAGTGCGCTCTGCGGCCGGTGTCTGTCCCGCATCCTTACCGAACTGACGCTTGATCGCCGTACCCTTCGCGATTGGTGCGATCGGCTGCACCTTGCGACTCTCGGCTCCAACACCGAGGTAGGCTTTGCGAATCCAGCGCTCTGTTTCCTCGATGACACCCGCCGCTGTCGTCACGAGATGCAAGGGCAGACGCGTCTCCACAGCCGTCAGCGCGGCGCGGAGCTTGTCGTAGTCGCCTCGAATCTCGACGGGCATCTAGACCGCCTTCGGCCGATCGTTGAGGAACAGCAACTCGAGGTCGTGACCATCAGGCCCGAAGCCCCAGGAGGCGGGCCTCACCTCAAAGACGTACAAGGGCTGCGCCAGTGGGTGCACGATTGCGCCAGCCTTCTCGAAACGCTCCACGCGATCGTTCACCCCGATCGCGATCTTCCGTGTAGTGCTGTCTAGGATGCCCATCGCCTCCGCGTCGATGCGCGAAATCACCACGATCAAGTTGGAACTCGGAGAGTCGCCCGGGAAGTACTCCCGCAAGCGCTCCGCCGTAAGCGCCTCCACCTGGCAAGCTACTTTGATAGCCGTCTTGTATTGCAAGGACGACACGGAGGCAGTACCAGACTTGTACTTTATCGGTTCGCGGAAGTCCGTGTCGTAACCCGACGCTGGACCTCCGGGAGGATTGAACGCAGCCGTGGCAGGGCCGTCAACCCGACTGATTACGGCCTGAACCGTTTCAAGAAGCAGTGGGACGCGAATTGCCACCTGCGGATTCTATCACTTCTTCCCTGTGCTTGGACATTCCTGCAACCAAACACAAGGAGAAAGGTGCCTAAACTGCCCCCAGTTGGGCGGGCCGTGCGTAGGAGATCAGAATGTCGTCGATTTCACGGTTCCCTGTGAGGTTGGAACCGCCGCCCTCTGTCGGTCCGAAATAGGTGACTGCCTGATCTCGCGTACGCGCCGACTTGATGAGACCACCACCGCTGCCGCTCCCGCTGGAGACAGGTGAAATAGCAGCCTGCGCGACGAGCATAGCGACAGCGCGCGAGAGCTCTACTGGGGTCTCGCCCATCGGGGAGCCATCTGGGTCTGTGTATCCGTAGACGCCCGGTACGTGGATGTTCAGAACGCCGCGGGGAAACGTGAGCACCGGGGGCAGTGTTGCGGTGTCTGCAGTAGCCCACGCATCTACGAACTGGATCTTCGGGTCGTCGCGGTCATCTGGGGACAAGAGCCCGCCTAGGTGACGGTTGAACACCTGGATCACCGACGGGTCGATTGGGATGACCTCGATCGTACCCGCAAGGCTTGTGGCTTGAATGTCCGCGGACTCGATCGCGATGATCGGCTGGTCGAACGTCTGCATGCGGTTGCCGCGCGAGGACACGATCATGTCGAGGAAACGGGGCTCGAAGAAGCGCCCTGTGAGGCGTTCCACGCGCCGCGACGCAATGTTGATGAGATCTTGGAGCTCGGCCACCGTCTGTGCAAAGCCCCAGTTCTGTAGCTGCTTCGTGGTGACGTAGCCGACGTACTCATCGCCCTCGAGGAACTTGGTCGCGTCGAGCACCTCGAAGCGCTGCCGCGCCGTGTGATAGTCACTCGTCGAGACGCTCTTGTACTTCCAACGCACTTCGTAGGTACCAACCGTGTAGCTTGTCGTGTCGATCGGCGGCGCGAAGCGGCCGAGCCCAACCTTGGAACCAACCGGACAGGCTGCCAAGTTGACCGTGGTCTCCGCGATCGTTGTCGAAGGCGTGGCACCTGTCAGGTTGATGACGGAGTACTTCAGTTCGAACGGGTCGCTGAGTACACCGGTCGTGCGGTGCACGAAGAACACACGGGGATTCGCGCAGCCGTTGACCTCTCCGACGACAAGACCTGGCATGGCTCCAGCCTACCTTATCGGGGGCGTCGCGAGTAGATCGTTTTCTTCAGGCGGCGAATGGCTTCCGCAAAGCGAGCGGATTCTGAGTTCGCGAATGTGATCGCCAACGTTGCAACAGTGCTCTTGCCCTCCATTGTTTGATCGAGGAAGACAAAGCTGTGCGTGTGTTCGGACAGCTTCGTTGCTTCGACGAGAGGGACGCCCTTCATCAACAGAAAGGCCGCGAAGTCATAGTCCGCGACTGTAACGTGCTGCCCTTCTTGCTTGTAGTTTCCGGCGCGGTCTAGCTGTGCACCGTTCGCAGGACGCGCGGTGCCGGTCGGAAGCGGCAGGGCCACGGCGCTACCGCGACGAGCGCCCGCGTCGCCCACCCCTCGGGATGTCGTCTGTCGTCAGCGCGCCCTGCGCGGGCGGGATGGCCGAAGCGCGACCCTCACCGGCCTCGCTGTCGATCGGGGGCGCAGTCTCCGCAGAGAAGGCTTCGGGCGCCTTCGCAGGCGCCGCGGGGGCCGCATGCGCAATCGGAGCGACCGGTGTGGCACTCGACTCTGTGAGATCCACCTCCCGAAGAGGTGTACTCACCGACTCTTGGTGATGCGCCGCGACTAGGCCGAGCATGGCCATACGCCGCGAGTTCTCCACGTGGTCGATGCGCTTCCGCTCGTCATCGGAAACGAGGTCGAAGGCAGGTTCCGAGCGAGGATTGGTGTCCTCCTGCTTGACCTTCCGAAGGTCGGCGGCGAGCTCTGGGCGTACCTTGTACCAGTCGGGGCGATCGCCACCGCGGTAGAGGACGTCCTTGAAGTAGAGCCGCTCGATCAGATGACCGGCCTTGATGTTCTTCGGCTTGAGACGAGCCCACAGGAAATCGGACATGGTCCTCCTTGTTGAACTTGGAGTCTACTACGACTCCAGCAGAATGCTAGGCCTTGGTGAGACGCGCCGACAGGCCTGCCACCTTCGGAATCTCGAGGATCGAGATCGCCGTGACCGCGTCGCCGGCCGCGAAGGTGAGTGTCGCCACCCCAGCCGCGTAGGTCACCGTGCACTGCTTCGTCGCAGGCGTACCCGTCGAGATGATGTTGATGATGCCGGTCACGCCGCCCGCTGTCACGTGCACCGAGATGATCCAACTCGCGGCCACACGCACCGCCACGTTCGTCGTGACAGTGACACCCGCCACCCAAGCAGGGACAGGTCCTGCGTTGACGTCGGCGATGTCGTCGGCGATGTCACGAAGAGCGCCGGCTAGGGTGGGTGTGCCCGCAGCCGAAGGGGTCAGGTTCGCGCCACCGGAGCCGAACGTTGTAGTGATTGCAGATGCCATTTCGGGTCTCCTTGATCAACGGCTCGAACTACACGCCGAAGAGCGTGACGTAGACGTCCTCCGCCGAGATGTCCGCCGTCGCGTTCTCGACGCCCGTCGTCCGCACGTACGCGATGAGCTTCTTGTTCGTGATGTCGTACTCCCAGACGTGCGTCGAAGGCACGCCCGTCGCACGAGTCACGTCACGCACGTGAATACCCATGAGGGCCGCGCCCTTCGGGAGGTACGTTGTCCAGTCGAACGGCGTGCCGCCCGCGGAGTACGCATCGGGCGCCGTCAGCTTCACCATACGCACGAAAGCGGGCGCCGAGGTCTGGTCGCCGGCGATCGTGTTCGAAACGAGAACGAATGCGTTGGCTGCCATGGTCTTCTGCCTTCCTTATGGGGCGTCGCCGCCCAAACCGAACCAGTTGTTTCCGGCTGACGCCGCCTACTACACGCCCTTGATCGCGGTCGCCTTCACCACGGCCGTCTCTTCGACGTACTTCACATCGACGCGCATCGAGCCGACGATGAGCAGCACGCCTTCCTGCGGGACCTCCACGGTCTGCAGCTTCACCTTGCGGTGGAACCCGACGTGGATGTTCTCCTTCGGGTCCGTCAGGAGCACGACCGTCTCGTTCGTCGAACCACCGAGGTTGTTCGGGAAGAGCGGATTCGCCTTGCCCTTCAGATCCGACCACATGAACTCGCCGGCGGGCCAACCCGCAACGGTCTGCATGTCGCCAAGGCCTGTCGCCTTGTTCGAGATCGAGTCCTTGTAGGCCACGACCGCCTGCCGGTTCGTGTAGAAGACGTTGCCCGGAGTCGCGAACTCGTCGGGCATCAGCTTCCACATGTCCCGGAGGATCTCCTTGCTGAGCGTGACGCTGCCGCCGGCCACGACGTTGCTCGTGGCCTGCTTGATCAGACCGTCCAGCACAGCCAGGAGCACATCCGCAGACAGGGTGTCACCCTGAATGAGGAGCTTCTCAAGGTCGCGGTTGATGGCCTTCACGAAGGCACCCATGACCGACTGCGCGAACGTGCCGCGCTCGATCTGGTCCTCCGCGACCTCCTGACTCATACGCACCTCGGCACGGAGCAGCTGCGCCGTGAGGGTGACGTTCGCCAGCGAGGGCTTCGACCGGAGACCCACCGGAAGCGCCGACGCCTCGGTGCCAGGCTGCAACACCTGACCCGAGAAGCGCATCTTCGAGATCTCTTGCCGGTCGTTGTCCATGCCCACGACCGTGACGTCCTTCAGGAGGGTGCCCTCCTTGATGTTCAGCTGGACGTAACGATCGAACTGCTCCGGCGCAAGCCGGCCTCCCGTCAGGATGTCGGCGAGTGCCAGGTCAGCCTTCTGCAGGAGCGTCTTGCCTTCGGTAACCGCCATGATGTCTGTCTCCTCGTTATCTTTCGTTCAGTGACCTAGCTTGCGCCGCCTCTAGTACACAAGGCCGCCGGCCTTCGCCACCGCAGCCTTGTACTCCGGATCGTTGTAATCGTTCGGGTAGATCGGAACCCCGTTGCCCGTCTTGTTCACACGCGCCGGGCTGCCCTCTGTCGGCCGCGAGGCCGGGGCCTCGGTCGACTTCTGCAGCTTCGCGATGTCCGCCTTCAGTGTAGCGACCTCGCCCTCGTGCTTCGTGATGACCGTCTTCTGCTCACCCTCGAGCTTCTTGATGATCTCGGTGGCCTTGTTCAGTTCCGCGATCGCCTTCTCGAGCTCCGGATTCGGGGTCGGTGTCACTGTGATCTCCGTCGACACGGCAGCGGGCGGTGTCGCAGTCTCGGACGCCGCAGGCGCGGGTTCCGTCTTGGTCGTCTCGACGACCTCGGTCTTCTTCACACTCTCCATGAGCTTGCGTGCCTCGTCCTGCAGAGACGCCTTCTTCGCATCATCGAGACCCGGCGCGTCGCTCTGCGGAATGCGGCCGATCGCATCACGCGCATGCGCCTCGTCAACGGCACCGCTGGCGTCACGAACCGGGAAGTGCCGCAGACTGCGCGGCTCCGTCTTGCCGTCCGCGTCCTTCGAACCACCCGCCTCGATGTAGAGGAAGGCCGAGTCCGGGAGGTCGTTGATGTACGCGGTGTCCCACTCGGCCTTCGCTACATCGGCCTTCTCGGACATCGCGACCTGATCCGCGCTGCCACCCGCAGCCGCACCGCCGTTGCAGTACGGCGCGATCATCTCGCAGAGCGCGCCGACGGCATCCATGATGTCCTGCGGCGTGCCGGGCAGTTCCTTGATCACACCAGCGAGCGCCATCGCAACGTCAGCCGGCGAGGCCATGCCCTTCGCGAGCTCGACTAGGCGCGCCTTCGACACGGACACCGCAACGTCGGCGGCGGCTTCGGCCGGGAACTTCTCTTCGAGCGCCTGCGCGCTGTCCGACATGCGAACGATCGCACGAACCGGACCCGCCTTCAAGAGCGTGCCCGACTCGAGCGCTTCCATCGCCTTCAGCACAGCCGCGCCTGTGTCCGCGACCTCACGGAGCACCCGCGCCGCAACGCCACTCGCCTTACCGAGATCCGACGGCAGCGCAAGCGCCGGCGCCGGAAGGTCGTCCTCGCTCTTCGTAAGCGAGACGGGGAAGCGCGCCTTGAGGACCGAGAGACCCGCGTGAATCCGCTTGACCACCGCAAGCGTCTCGGCATTCAGCTTGCCAGTCGGCTCCTCAAGCTTTGCAGCGGCGGCGTTCGCAGCCTCGATCACGTTCTTCATGATCGTCGCGCCCGTGCCAGCGGACTTCGCCAGTTCGATCGCTTGCTGCGCCGCCTCGACCTCGTGCTGCAGACTCGGCGCGACCGTGGCCACGACAGCCTGCCCGATGCCAAGCGCGTCCGTGACGAGCGACTCCGGAAGAGCAAGAAGCTCGTCCGTCTCGAGCGCGGTCTCGACCTTGGCGACGAGCGTGGTCAGGAGATCGAGCGGCGACGCGAGTGCAGCGAGGACCGACTGCTTGGTTTCCTTGTTGAGCGTGAGCTTCGTATCCGTGCTCATCAGTTCCACCCGCTGTTCTGTTCCATCGGCCCGCTTGAAGACCAGGAACTTCCTTTTGTTCGCCGGGCGATCGACCATCGAAACTTCCTCCGGCTCGATTCCCTTCAACCGCCGAACATTGCCTTGTTTTGTGCTCATTGTCAATAACCTGGATCAGTTTGCACTTGTTTGAGCACCCGCAACAGGAAGATTGGCAGATTCCGCAGCCGAAAGCAACTCCCAGAAGGATTCAGCGCCGATAGAGAAACCTGTCAACTCACCGCGCTTGACAGCTTCCCACAACGCATCATCGATCACACGCACAGCAAGAAGCCACGTTCCCTTCTTGACCATCTCGCCATTGAGCTCGAAGTCGATCGGTGCGAGGAAACACTCGAGGATTCGTACCTGCGATGGCGCGAGCGAGTAACGCTGCGGCACACCACCGATCACGCGCGTGTGTTGCAATCCGATCTGCGCGTAGTTCTCCATCCAGAAGTGACACGCCTTGCGCACTTCCTCTTCACTGTACGTATCTCCGATGCTGGCGGGAACAACCTCTCCATCTACTACGTGCTCCCGCACTCGCGTTGCATCGATTACGTCCGGTTCGAGCACAACACCAAGTACATACCGCTCCTCGGCAGGAGCCTCGAGCTTGTGCAACTTGATCGCGAAGCCCTTGAGTACCTTCTCAACAGTGCGCTTGTCCGCTCGGTCAAGCACAAGGGAAGTAGGTAGTACAAGAGGTTTCATTCCCCGCAGCTTGTACTTGCGCCGCGTGGTACCGATGGCAAGGGTGATTTCGTCGAAGCCGACGGGGTGCTTGCCCGGTGCGTGCGTGTTGCTCTCGGTGGGATCCAAGTAGCGCAGGGTCACGTGAGGCGTGAACCCGTGCTTCTCATTGACAGGGTATCCCGCGCTCTTCAACGCCTCGACCACACGCACGCGCAGTTCGGCGAGGCCGGGCACGTCGACCGTCTTGAAGAGAACGTCCTTACCATCGGACGACTCAGAGGCCTCGAACCGACCGCTGCCCGAAAGCTCCCCCGTCAAGGGAGCGCTTTCCGCCGCCACCTTCTCCAAGACTGCGTCGATGCCAGCGAGGTTTGGAATTTCGGACTGACGCCCGAGGTACGCCATCGTGACGTGGAGTTCGTCTGGTGCCTCCCCGTCCTCGACAGCGAGGGCTTTCGCAACCTCACCCGGCAGGAACAAGCCGACCATCACACCCGGGTCTTCGCCACGATCCTTCTTCTCGACCTCTTCCTGCTTCTTGGCCTGCGCTTCCATCGAGCCGCAGATGCGTCGCGCAACCTGCTCGCTGTATCCTCGTCCCTGCATGGCGAGGACGCATTCGTTGAAGGAACCCCACGGGCCAACAGGTTTTAGCACCGGCGTGGTACCACCATCATTAGATGGTGCTTCCATCGCGGCGACCTTGTGTAGGTACACCTTCGCGGCACGCGGGAACAACTTCTTGCGAAGCTCCGTCGAGACGTAGTGTTGCGGGTAGCGCGCGTCAGACCCAGACGCGCTACACTCCTCCCCCTTCTCCAATTCAACACGCAGATCTTTTTGGCCGTCGACGAGGCGATACTCACCGGCCTCGAGGGGCGCGCCTAGAATGATGTGCGTGACGCTGCCGATCTGCACGAGCTCGACGAGAGGCGCAGGCAGACGGATCTCCGGGACTCCGATTCCCTTCAGGACAGAGCGGGCTCGATCAAGGACGTCCTTGATATTGGCCATAGTGGCTATTTCTTCACGATCC